ATTATGGCAACAAGACCATTTCTTCCATGTAGATGCATACGCTGGACTAACACCAAATACTTGTTATAAAATAAAAAGATTTTTCACACATAAAACATTTTAATAATGACAGACATTGAAGTAATTAATAAAATACTTAAATCAACAAAACCACAAGATATTTTCAAGGATGATTGGAAAACAACATATAAGTCATATAGTAGACTTATTCATCCCGATACATGTAACCAACCAAATGCTAGTGATGCAATGGCAAAATTGAATTACTTTAAAGATGTGATTGAACAAGGGGTGAAATATGTTGATGAAACTGGTGAGTTTAGAGTTTATGATAAAAAAATTATATATAAAATTACTGACGATAATCGTAAACTAATTCAGAAGTCTGTCAATAACTACAAAACATTGAAGTCAAAAACTGACAAAGCGTCAGTAGGTTTTCATAGATACTTGCCAGAGAGTATGATACTTGAAAAAGAAACACTTACAATAAACTTAAAAGATCGTGCAGTTCCACTTACTGGACAAAAACTACCGCAACATCACGTTAACTGGGTGTTTAGTAGGATGTTTGAGATATCGTTGTGGTTTAGGAATATCGGCTACTCTCATATGGGAATGAACCCTACAACAGTCTTCGTAGTGCCTGAAACTCACGGTATTATACTGATTTCGTTCTATCATATGAACCAATTAGGTAAGAAAGCTGATACAATAAGTGCAAGGTATAAAATGTGGTATCCTACTACATTATTTCTGAAAAAGATTGCTACTCAGGATGTTGATTTAGAATTATGTAAGAAAATTGCACTGTATTTGTTAGGTGATAGAAGTGCAGCAGGTACTAAACTTAAAAGAGATATTGATGTGAATCAAGAAGTTCTGACGTTTCTTTTAACTAAGCATCAAAATGAAGTTGAAGATTATACTAAATATAGAAAAATATTAGAAAAAAACTTTGAAAAGAAATTTTATCCGTTAAATTTGTAACCTTATAGAAAATTTTTCGTATAATTGTATCTCGAATCATTTAAATAAATTAATAATTAAATTTGAAAATTATGGGAATGAACACTGAAAACGCCGAATCTTTTGAAGAAATGGCAAAAGAAATGGACAAAGCTCCAGAAGTAACTGAAACAGTAGAAGAAACAACTGAAGAAGTTACTGATAATACTGAACCAGTAGCAGAAGCAGAAGATGAAATTGCTCCTGAAACTGAAACCGAAACAACTGTTTAATCATGGGATATAGCAGTTGGTCGGATGACGCATATACTAGTCTTAGTTCAAGTAAGGACTATGCAAGTAAAAGTGCTGACGATATTTTTTCAAAGTCAGCAAATAAAGATATGTTACCTAAAGGTATTGATGTAAGAGAATCACGTGACAGTGATGAACACCCAGAATCTCTTGCTGTAATGGTTTTCCTTGATGATACAGGTAGCATGGGTAGAATTCCTGAAGACATTGTGAAAAATGAACTTCCTACTCTTATGAATACTATTATTGATAATGGTATTAAACATCCACAAGTACTTTTTGGTGCAATTAATGACCATAATACTTATGTTGATGCACCTATTCAATTAGGTCAATTTGAAAGTGGAACTGAAGAACTTGATAAATGGTTAACAAGTGTTGCTATTCAAAGTGGTGGTGGTGCTCAAGCAAGAGAAAGTTATCTTCTTGCATGGTATGCTGCTGGTAGACACACATCTATTGATTGTTTCGAAAAACGTAATGAAAAAGGTTTCCTTATCACAATTGGTGATGAAATGAGTTGGGATAGTCTTAGTCCTGAAGCAATTGAAAAGATTTTTGGTGGTGAAGCATCGGAAGGTGTTACTGATAAACAATTACTTGATGAAGCGCAGAGACTTTATAATGTGTATCATATTCATGTAAATGAAGCAAGTTATAGAGATGACCCACAAGTATTAGGTTATTGGGAAGAAATGCTTGGTGAAAGACTTATTGTTCTTAATGATTACAAAGCAATTTGTGCAACTATTGCAACATTAATCGCTGTTCAACACGGTGTTGACATTAAAGATGTTACAAGTAAGTTCGATGCTAAAACTGCTGGTCATGTTACTACAGCTTTAGCAACTGTTGTTAAAGGTGCAATTGTATCTGCAAATGACGATGGTGTTATTAAGTTATAATAAACATAACTAATAAAAAAAGGGGGTTAATGAAAATTAGTCCCCTTTTTTTGTAACATTTAGTTTTTATTTTCGTATAATTGTATTATGAAGAAATCTTATATATTTGCAATAATAATTATAGTAATGGCAATTGTTAATCTTCTAATTAAAAAGCCAATTAGTTCCACTCAAATGTTAACAATAATTATAACATTGGGATTATTCAATATTATTACTATTTTAGAAAAGAAAATATGAAAATATCAATTGTATTAGGTGCAGGTTATGGGGACGAGGGTAAAGGTTCTTTCGTTAACTATCTATGTTCTAGGGAAAAAATTGATTTAGTTGTAAGGTTCTCAGGTGGTCATCAAGTTGGTCACACTGTTGTTATTGGAGATAAACGTCATGTATTCTCTAATTTCGGTTCAGGTACACTTCAAAATGTCCCAACATATTGGTCAGAATATTGTACTATAAGTCCTACTGGGATTTTAAAAGAAGGAAATGTGTTGAGAGAAATGGGAATAGAACCTCAACTATATATTAATGGGAACGCAATGGTAACTACACCATTTGATATATTACAAAACCATAAAATTGAGGGTGAAAATAAACATGGTAGTGTTGGTGTAGGTTTTGGAACTACAATTCAAAGAAATGAAGATCATTTTCATTTATATGTCAGAGACTTAATGTTTCCAAAAATTCGTAATGAAAAACTTAGATTGATAATTAATGATTATTATAATTTAAATTTTAATCCTGCTGATATTTACCAAAATCAAACAACAAGAAAATTATATGATAATTTTATCATTGCTTGTGATGATTTAGTTAAGAGATATAGAATTTTTAATGATTTTAATTTACTTGGTTATAATTTGATTTTTGAAGGTAGTCAGGGGATTATGTTAGACCAGAATTATGGTTTCTTTCCTAATGTTACAAGAAGTAATACTACTTCAAAAAATGCAATTGAATTTATTAAAAAATATGGTCTATCAGATGGAAACAACATCAATACCTATTATATTACACGTGCATATCAAACTAGACACGGTAATGGATATATGACCAATGAAGGTCTTGATACTAATTATATTAAAGAAAATCCTAAAGAAACTAATGTTAATGGATTTCAAGGTGAATTTAGAAAAACTGTATTGGATTTAGATTTATTAAAATATGCTGTGAGTTGTGATAAATATCATAATCCAGATTCAACAAAAAAAATGGTAGTAACATGTCTTGACCAAGTACCACAAGACATTCCAGTTACAATTAATGGTGAATTGAAAACTGTATGGTTTAATGATATTGCTAATTATTGTGATGTTAAGTATAAATATCCAATATATTCTGACAGGGGTTATGATTTTATTGATTAAATACTACAATTATGATAGCACAACAAGTTGGATACTTAAAACTAAATGATGTACTGAAACTTAAAGAAGATGGTACGTTATTTAGTATATATAAAACACATAAAAACACAAATGTTTTGGTTTTAAATAGAGATAAAAAAAATCTTAATTTAACTTATCCAAAAAAAGATAGGTTGCCTTGGAAATTAACTAAGGGCAAAAAGATAGTAAGATGTGAACGCATCTATTGTTCAAAAGAAGATACTGAAATTTCAACAGCTAATTGGAACAACGGTGAGCAAATTATGTGTTATGAAGAATATGATTGTTATTAAATAAAAAATTATGAAATTTCTAATACAAAAAATAGATAATCAAGTCAAACATGATTTTAGTTTTACATTACTTGAATCGATTAGGTTTCAGAGGTGGTTACAGACTAATAAAAAAGCTATTACTGTAAAATATATTAATTGTCATGGTAATGATAAACTATGGCAATTTAAAAATTTTCACAGAAATTATACCCCTGTTGGAAGTAATGAATTTGTTTTATCTTGGATGAAACATTTCAATATCCCTATACCAAACCCAATAAATGTTCCAGAGGAATTATTTGATTTTTGTGAACGAGATATTTTTAATGGGAATCACATGGATTTAGAAGAACTTGAGGGTGAATATTTTATTAAAAGTAATGATAAAATAAAAGGTTATTGTGAAATGATTACAACAAAACCTAATGAAATTGACATACCTGCGGGTAATTATCAAATTTCAAGACCAATTGACATTGAAAGTGAATGGCGTTGTTTTGTTTATCAAAATAAACTTGTTGGGTTACAGAATTATAGTGGGGATTTTGCTATGTTTCCAAATTTAGAAGCAATTTTTTGGATGATTCATGCATACAAATCAGCACCAATTGCATATACTTTAGATGTTGGTGTACATGATGATAGAACATTCCCTATTGAGTGTCACGACTTCTTTTCTTGTGGACTCTATGGGTTTGCAAACCATAAAATACTACCATTTATGTTTTATAGATGGTTTCACGAATACTTATATAAATTTAAATAATTATGGAATTTCAAGAAAAATACTTAAATAGAATGGAAAAATTGAATGTGTTAAAAATAAAACAAATTCAATTAAAAGATGAACTAAACATTGCCTATCAATATAAGGAAGATATTATTAGTAAAACTAAATTTGCTGATGAACAGATTACTAAAAAACAACAAGAATACCATAACCTTTTACTTGATGTTCAAACAGAGTTAACTAATTTAAAGATTGACTTAGATTTAGAATACACAAAATAAGTATTATTATTTGTAACAAATTAAAATTATTATCGTATAATAAAATAAAAACTATTAAAATAAAAACTATTATGGAATCGATTAAAATTTATAATGACAATTATGATGATAAATTTGTTAAAATCAAGGTTGAATTTATACTTGATATTCCTATTAATGAAGAAGTAAAATCCATTTCAAACGAACAAGTAATTGATGCTTTATTTGAAATGGAAAGAACTGATTTAGGTGAAAAAATTCTAAATAATTTTAATAAGTTCCATATTATTACTATTGATGATAATATTGAACATATTGAAGAAGTTTATGATATACCCGAAGAAATAAAACAAACAATTAGAAAAAAAACATATTTATCTTTTAATGTTTTTATTGAAACAGTTAAATCTGAAATGAGTAAGGGTAATAAATTTGCTGAAATTTTTAGTAATGATGAACTTTCTGATGAAGATATTGAAAAAATAAAACAAATTGGGTTTGATGTGTATAGGGAAAATAACAAATATTGGATTACTTGGGATAATTTATAGTAGTTAGTAGTTATATTTGTAACAAATTAAATTTATTATCGTATAATAAAATAGTTTTTATAATATTAATCTTTTAAATTAAAAAAATGAAACCACAAATGTTATTAAATATGAGAATTTCCGTTGATTCTTCACAAAAACAAAGATATAGTGAAGAAGAAATAAACTTAGAATTTGCAAATGATAATATAAAGATTGAACGGAAATTGGTTGTTAGGAAAACCGATGGTGCTGTTATGGGCGAAATCTTAGTTGATTAAATAAAAGACAATGGAATTTCAAGAAAAATATTTATAATCTGAATTAACAACATAAAAAAATAAATATGACAATTAAACAAATTTTTGACGAAATAGCTGCTGAGTCTGGCACTAATGAAAAGATGAATATTCTTTCAAAATATAAAGACAATGAACTTTTGGTGCGTGTATTATATTTAGCTAATTCGAAACGAGTTAAGTTTTATATTAAACAGATTCCAGAGTATAAGAGATTAGAAACACATACACATCCTTTACTGGGTGTTTTAATTGCATTAGATTTACTTTCTGAAAGGAAAGTTATTGGACATGAAGCAATCCAACACTTAAAAGAAATATTTATGTGTTGTGAACCCGATGATGCTTACATCATTGAGCGTATTATCGAAAAAGACTGTAAAATTGGTATGGGAACACGAAACATTAATAAAATAATCCCTAACCTAAT